AGAAGTGTATAAGGCAATTCTAGAATCACAGCTACCAGAAGGGTGCAAAGAGTGAAAATTAGTTTAGAGCACCTTCGCAATAAGTGAGATGTCAGATTTTGAATTAATGAGACTAATTAAAGAAGAACTTCAGGTTGTTTTAACAAATGAAGAAAAATAAGAGAAATACGTTAAGAGCGTTAAAAAAAACAAAAAGAGGTAATTATGATGGAAGCAGCAAAAGGAAAATTAGATACACTAGTGGAGAAGGCTATTTCAAGAAAGTTTCTTGTTTGGCTTACTGCAACAGGTTTGATGTCTTACGGAATGATCGCGTCAGGCGACTGGGTTATTATTTCTGGACTTTATCTTGGTGGTCAGTCTGTTATCGATGGCATTGTTAAGATGAAGAGCGGTATGTGATATACTTAAGTTTTGTAAAAAAGTATTGGAAAGAAATTCTTTTATCTTTACTTTTGATCTTTCTTGTGTTAAAATCTAGACATGACATTAATCAGATGCGTTTGACCCATGATGCTGCAGAACAAGCATTGATGGAACAAATAGAGGGTCTTAAGCAGATCCATGCTGATGAGCTTGCAGCACGAGAAAGAGCATTACAAGAATACAAAGACAGAGTAGCCGAGATAGAAGAAAAATATATTAATGCTCAAGATGAAATTGAAAAACTGTCTGAAGAGCAGACGGAAGAGTTTGTAAGAGACTTCTCAGAAAACAAGCAATCTCTGATTGATGCATTAACAACAAAATACGGATTTACTTATGTACCTTAGTTTATTAATTTCACTCGCTTCCGCAGGAGAAGCGGAGTTTACTTTTGTCGATAGAAACCAGCCAGCGCCATTCGAAGGCACTCTATTAAACCCCCAAGCGACAGCAGAACTTTTAGTTTTGCCTGATAGGTTAAAGGCAGAGTGCGATATAGAGATTGAATATCAGGTTGATCTATTGAGCACAGAGCGAGAGCTTCAGATCTCAAATTTAAATTCCAGATATACTGCTTTAAATTTAGAGTATCAACAGGCGGTTCAAACCAAAGACCTACAGATCGAGAATCTAGAAACAATTATTTCTTCAAATTCTGGTGTAAGTAAGTGGGTTTGGTTCGCTAGCGGAATAGCCGCTGGCACCGCGACAACTTATGTAGCATACAGAGCGTTCAATGAGCAGTAAAGATCCGAACAGAGTGGCGGCGATTGAACAAGCGATTGCCAAGAAGTACGGTGAAGAGGCAATCCAGAATCCAAAAGCCAATTGGACGGAAGAAAAAGAGAAACAATACCTTGAACAAATGAGCGAAATGTACAAGAAAGTTCGGCACAATGAAGATTCTGGTGAGAAAATAGACATTAATGGCATTAAGGTGTCAAAAAAACTATTTAATAGGGAATCTATGTCACACTGTCCTGTTTGTAGGAATGTGCCAAAGAAAACTTTTGATGATGTTTGCCTAATCAAGTTTGATTGTTGTGGGCAATGCTACATAAAATATGTTGAGGGTCGAGAAGAAAGATGGTCAAAAGGTTGGCGACCTAATATTTAATATAGAAAAAGGAATTACAAAATGGCAACAGTTTACGAAATCGTTCAAGGATTATCACAAGCAGCAGCGAATGCTTATGATGGCGCATTAGACGAAGATGGCAAGCCGCTATTGGTTGGCCTTAAGAGAGAAGAGGGTGATCCCATTCTCGATAAGAGAGTTATGGACGGATTTAATGTTCGTGTCTATGGAGACATGATGTGTCTGTCTTATCACTCAGAAGTTATGTTGAGGGAAGTTTATGCTCCTGGCTTTGAAGAAGAAATTGAAAGACAGTTGGTAGGGATTATTAAATTCCTCAAGAAAGAATATAAAAAGATTACGGGTAATGCCATCACCTTGAAAAAAGAAGGGGAAGTTGATGTTCTCGTTGAAAACTCTACTAGAGTTCGTTCTTGGGTTACAGCTAAGATGCACTATAAGGTTGGCGGATTAAACGAAGAAATGAATAACGATGATGGATCCAAACCCCCAGACGAATATTGGAAAAGCTTCCTAAGCCAAGGTGGTTGGAACGGCAAGGGCGGAAAACGCCCACCAAACGATACTCGCAAAAAGGAAAAGGCAAAATGAAGATCACAAAGAATAGACTTAAGCAACTTATCGAACAAGAGGTGAAGAGCGTTTTAGAAGATAATACCGAAGAATTGGATGAGGGCTTCGAGCATATTACACCGGAGAACATTGGATACGCGATTGAGGCACTTAAGCAGATGGGTATTACCTTTTCTCCAATTGTAGCAGGCGCAACCGTGATGGGTATTTATGATCTTGTTAAAGATAAGCTTACGAAACCAGACGCAGAAGATGAATGACTTTCAAGCTAGACAGAAAACAACGTGTAAGGGAAATACTGAAGTGTGGCAAAGATCCGTCGTACTTTTTAAAGACGTATGCGCGCATTTCACATCCGTTGCATGGTCTGGTTCCTTTTAATACCTATTCATTTCAGGACGTTTTATTAAAAGACTTTAATGACTATCGCTTCAATGTTATTTTAAAGGCCCGACAGTTAGGTATTTCCACCATTACTGCCGGGTATGTTGTTTGGATGCTGCTTTTCCACCGAGATAAGAACGTCTTGGTTATGGCAACTAAATTCTCTACAGCAGGAAACTTGGTAAACAAAGTCAAGAAGATCATGAAGAATCTTCCAGACTGGTTGCGCATCGCCACTATCGATATAGATAACAGAACATCGTTTGTGCTGTCAAACGGTTCACAAATTAAAGCCTCTTCAACTTCCGGCGATGCCGGTCGTTCAGAGGCTCTTTCTCTTTTGGTGCTTGACGAGGCAGCACATATTGAGGGCTTAGAAGAACTCTGGACTGGTCTGTATCCCACACTGTCCACAGGTGGACGCTGTATAGCCCTTTCCACGCCCAACGGTGTGGGTAACTGGTTCCATAAAACTTGCACCGATGCAGAGGCAGGGGCAAATAATTTTAACCTCACAACGCTGTCCTGGGGCGTGCATCCCGATAGAGATCAGGCTTGGTTTGAAAAAGAAACCAAGAACATGTCTAGGCGACAGATTGCTCAAGAATTGGAGTGCAACTTCAATACTTCTGGTGAAACTGTCATCGCCGGCGAGGATATTGAATGGATGTTGTCGCAGGTTAAAGAACCAAAGTACAGAACCGGCTTTGATAGAAACTTTTGGATTTGGGAAGAATATGATCCTACTTGCAATTATTTAATGGTTGCTGATGTTGCTAGAGGCGATGGGGAAGACTTTTCTACATTCCATATTATTGAATTAGAAACCTTATCTATCATTGCCGAATATCAAGGAAAGCCAAACCCAGATATGTTCGCAGGGATGCTGAATCAGATCGGAAGGGAATTTGGTAATTGTATGCTGGTTGTTGAAAATAATAATATTGGCTATACAGTTTTAGATAAGTTGGCCGAACGCCAATATCCAAATTTATATTATTCTATTAAATCGACACACGAATACATTGATCAGCATCAAGCAGAAATCATTAACAGTTCTGTGGCTGGTTTTTCCACCAGCATGAAGACTCGACCTCTTATTATAGCAAAATTGGAAGAGTTTATAAGAAATAAACTAATTAAAATATACTCAGCACGAACTATAAACGAAATGAGGACTTTCATTTGGAAGAATGGAAAGCCACAAGCAATGAGGGGATACAACGATGACTTGATTATGGCTCTTGCAATTGCTTGTTGGGTCAGAGACACTGCTTTACAATCAAGTGCAAGGGATTTAAATTATCAAAAAGCCTTCGCCGAATCTATAATAACCTCCAAGACTTCATTTAATACAACAATAAAAGGGCAAGAGGGCTATAAAAGTAACAATTTTTTTGATAAAATGCAAGAGGCAGAAAAAATGTATAGTGAATACAAATGGATTATAAAGTGAGAACAATAAATGGCAAATAAAAGATTAGGAAGAAACCCAAATAACCCGCAGTCAGATTTATTTAAGGCTCTAACGAGATTATTCTCTGGGCCTATTATAAATTATCGATCACAGTCTGGACGCAAAATCCGCAGACAACATCTAGATAAATATAGCTCTAGATTCAAAAGTGCTTCCGGTCAGCAGTTTAAGAAGTCTTTATACAATCCGCTAGATGTTGTCGCGACGGATGCTATAGCAAATCAGCGAAGAGTAGAGAGATATGTCGATTTTGATCAAATGGAATATACTCCAGAGATTGCCTCGTCGCTTGACATTTACGCTGATGAGATGACAACCTATTCTGAGCTACGACCAATGTTGAATATTAAGTGCCCCAATGAAGAGATCAGAGCCGTCCTTACAATTCTTTTTGATCAGGTACTAAACCTCCAATATAACCTTTTTGGTTGGAGTCGAACAATGTGCAAGTATGGAGATTTCTTTCTGTATTTGGACATCGATGACAAGTATGGTGTTAAATCTGTCATTGCGTTGCCATCACAAGAGATCGAGCGCTTAGAGGGTCAAGACTCCACAAACCCGAATTATGTTCAATACCAGTGGAATTCTGCCGGAATGACTTTTGAAAATTGGCAATGTGCCCATTTCCGAATTCTAGGTAATGATAAGCAAATGCCATATGGCACCTCTGTTCTAGAGCCGGCACGCCGCATATGGAGACAGCTTACACTTATGGAAGATGCGATGATGGCGTATCGTATCGTTCGCTCCTCAGAGCGTAAAGTATTTAAAATTGATGTTGGTGCAATTCCCCCACAAGATGTCGAACAATATATGCAAAAGATCGTTACACAACTCAAGCGTCATTCTGTTGTCGATC